AGAAAAGGAAAAGATCGAAGCTGAACAGAAAGCCGAGCAAGATCGCCTCGATGCAGTCCGAAAAGAGCAGGAATCCAAGGACAAGGAACTGGCAGACCGCCAAGCCAAGATCGAAGCCGCAGAAAAACGTATTGCGGACGACGCGAAGAAAGTTGCGGCCGCCAAGCAAAAGGTTAAAGATGATGAAATCAAAGAACAAATCAAGAAGGACGCAGCAGCACAGGCGGTAATTGACGAAAAGGCTAGAGTCGAGAAAGAAAAGGCTCAGAAGAAGTTTGACGAAGAGGATGCAAAATCAAAGATGGGCGATAATGAAAAACTAGTCTCAGTAGCCGAACAATTAGACGGAATACAGTTACCTCTTGTTGAAGGTGCGGAGTCCGTTTCGATGCTAATACATGCAGAAGAAGTCCTAACAAAACTTTCAAAAACACTACGCGAAGGGGTTTAGCCATGGAATTTAAAGACATTATGACAGTGCGGGAGTACCAGAAAGACGGAGAAACTAAAAAAGTGTGGATGAAAGTTGGAACACTCAAAACATTACAGAACGGCAAGCAATTCATTGACTTGCATATGCACCCTGATACTACGTTCTTTGTGTTTGACAAGCGCGACGATAACCAACAGCAACCACAACAACAGCCGGGCTTCTAATGGATAAGATCTTCTCCGCTGTAGCCAACAAAGGGGCGATATGTTTTGACGACGAAGAAAATGCGAGACTTCTTCTATGGTCGCTTAAAGATAAAAAACTGTTCGTCACCATATCCACAAAAAAGAAGAAACGGAGCAATAATCAGAACAGCTATTACCACGGGGTCGTCATAAAAATTCTATCCGATCACACAGGATACAGTGCCGCAGAAATGCACGATGCTTTACGTCTTAAGTTTCTACTGAACCGCGACTCGAAGATTGCAACACTAAGAAGCACAACCAGCCTAAGCACTGTGGCGTTTGAAGAATACATGTCGAGTGTGCGTCAATGGGCCAGCGCGGAACTAGGGGTATATGTACCAGAACCGAATGAAGTCGCAATGATTTAACAAACAGCCCTTCATCGTCGCTTCCTTTCAAGGGGTCGGCTAACCTCTGTCGGTGGGGGGCATTTAATCGAGGAGATGAAGCATGGGAAACGAGATAAGATTTTTGGACAGCGAAGAAGCAGCAGGACTTGAGACTCACAGAGTTACAAAGTGGATAGGGGTTGAGCATATAGAGCCGTTAATGAGTTGTTACCGCAAATATGCAGAGGCGCATTTCATTGGGAAGACAAAAAGAGGAAAGAATACAATGTATGCAGGATTCAGTGTGCGGGAGTTGAGCCCTGTTCGGAAGTAATAAAATAAGGCAGCATCGTAAAATAGCACATTATGTGTTACGTACCGAGCCCTAGACCCTCTCGGTACGCGGTGCTGTCTTTCTCCTTGACACGAGGCCGTCGCTGTGATAGACTCATGGCCGATCGTTTTTTGTTATTTTTTACCGCGTTTCCCCGAAGCCTATTATTATACCCGTTCTTTGGTCGTGGAATGCAATTACGCATGGCAGCCGGGCGATTACTTCGATTCGTGATGAGCGGAGAGGTAATTGCGCGGTATTGCTTTCTATCACACCGACCAAGCCTCTCACTGAAGCTCATTTTTGGTCGGTATTTAATTACGACTCTGAAAATGGGAGCTAACATGCCATATTGTCCATCAACAGACATCGTTACACAAAACATCAAGAGGGCCAATGAAAAAGCCAAGAAGAATCGCGCTCTCGATAAATCATACCGTACATCCAAATCCAGAAACCAATACAGTGTAGGTATATGCCTTAAGCAAGGGTGTATGAATGTAGGTAATTGCAATGACTGTATAGCGTTCGATCATTATGCGAGTAGTGGTGCGGCATGAGTGGTAAGCTTACAAACAAACAGAAGCTTTTCTGCAAGGAATATCTTGTTGACCTAAATGCAAAACAGGCCGCTATAAGATCAGGGTACAGTAAAAATAGTGCTGAAGTTATAGGACATGAAAACTTAAGGAAACCAAATCTTGCTAAATTGATACAAGCAAGTATGGATAAGCGTTCCGAAAAGGCAGAAATAAACGCCGAGTATGTACTCAAGAGCATAAAGGAGATCGGCGAAAGGTGTATGCAGGCGACTGAGGTTGTGACAGTAACAGGTCAAGGGACTGGGGAGTATGTATTCAAGGAGGCCGGAGCATTGAAAGCAATGGAGCTGCTAGGCAAACACTTGCAGTTGTTCACTGACACCATAAAGATCGGTGCTGATAAAGAGACATTGGCTGCATTATTCGGGGGGATAGCGAAGAATGGTGATTGACCCTAAGCAAGTATCCGAGAAAATGATGTATTATCGTGCTAATCCAGTAGCGTTCTTTACTGAGGTTCTTGATGTTAAGCCAGAGAACGTATGGGATATGATGGAGATCATGGCTTGTATGGTGCGTGACGGACGCAAAGTAGCCATAAAAGCAGGTCATTCGGTCAGTAAAGCTCTCGATATAGACACGCCGATACTCACAAGTAGCGGGATGAAGCCTATAAAAGATGTCCACGTAGGGGACCAAGTCTTTGGTGAAAATGGTTCTCTGACAAACGTGATAGAAGAGTCTGAGATAAACGAAGAAGAGTCATATGTTGTTAAATTTGACGATGGTGCAGAAATTATTGCGCATAAAGGGCATTTATGGAACGTTCACGATTTCGTTACGCGTAAGGCAATACGTAGGACAGTCAAGAAATATCCAGATAAGGATTACAGGAACAACTGGGCATCAACTAGAACGGTCAATACTGAATGGATATCCAAGAATCTGACTCACCATAAACAAAACAACGTAAGTATCCCAATATGTAAGCCTGTAAGCGGTACAAAGACAATAAGGTCACCTTATACGGTTGGTTTATGGCTGGGTGACGGTACAAGGAATTTAGGACAAATCACAATAGGCGACCAGGATAAGGATCATATTATCGCCCAAATTGAGTCAGAAGGATATATTGTACGGAAACAACCTTCACAAAAATATGGTTACTCTATTGGTGGCAATAGAAGAAAGATAGATTCTCTAAGAAGATATTTACGAGAGTTGGGTATTTTAAACGATAAGCATTTCCCTGAATGGTTTATCTTTCTTGATTATGAGACAAAAATAAAAGTTGTCCAGGGATACTTGGATGCCGATGGATTCAAGCTTGCTCATGGGGGATCTGCTGCATTGGGTACAACAGACAAGCGTCTTTATGATAGTTTTATTCCACTTTTAGCGTCAACAGGGGTTAAAATATTCACCAGCCAATGGATAATGCAGTATAAAGGACTTGATAAGGTTGTATACAAGCTAAACTTCTCGCCAGAGTATCAACCGTTCACAATCAAACGGAAGAAGATAAAAACAAGCAAAGCACACCAATGCAGAAAACAAGCACGGGTTGTTATAGAGTGTGCGCCTATTGGTAAGAGGAAAGTGAAATGTATTTCTGTAGACAGCGAAAACAAGTTATATTTGTGTGGAAATCATTTAGTTCCGACACACAATACGTATACAATGGCCCGTATTGCACTTTGGTTCCTATATTGTTACCCGCCAGCAACAGTTATAACCACAGCACCAACACACAGCCAGGTCGAAGAATTGTTATGGAGAGAGATCAGGGAAGCCCACGCAAACGCTAAAGTTCCTTTAGGTGGTAAACCAACAAACACAAAACTTGACCTTCAATCAGCATTAGGTGACGGTGATGTAATGCGATGGTTTGCGTTCGGATTCTCAACACGACCTGACCAGGGTGCAGAGAACGCAACAAAGATGCAGGGATTCCATAATGAACACGTTCTTGTCATATTCGACGAAGCAGACGGTATCTTACCTGCAATATGGAGATCAGCTGATGCATTGCTCACAAGTGAAGGTGCAAAACTTGTCGCGGTAGGGAATCCACTCAAGCCAACAGGCGACTTTGCTGAATGTTTTAAGGATGAAGCGTATTCTAAACTGACCATATCAGTGCTCGATACACCTAATTACAAAGAGGGCAGAGAAGTTATCCACGGTTTATCAGGCAGAGAGTACGAGTCTGACATGCGTAAGAAGTGGGGAGTCGATAGCGATATGTACAAGTCCCGCGTACTTGGGCAGATCCCGGACAGTGACCCGGAATCAATTGTTGCTGTATCTTGGTACGAACGTGCCGAGGGTGCAGTTATACATGATGTAAGCGGAATACGGAAACGCTTTGTATCAGTTGACGTTGCAGATGGTGGGAACGATGAAACTGTTGTTAAGGGATGGAAAGCCGGGAAGAATACACTAACACAAACGCATGAATGGCGATACCCCGGCAAAAGAGCCGATGAAATAGATTCTCACGTTATAAGAAACGTGCGGGAGATAGACGGGAACGCAATTGTATATGATGATGATGGTGCAGGTCGTATACTTGGGGGCTTATTACGAGGCATCTTGGGTGAGGATTCACCAATATCAGTTATCCCATTTAACGGTGGCGCACCAGCATTTGACGATGAAACGTTCACGAACAGACGGGCAGAAGGTCATTTTGCTATGCACGTTGCGTTTAAAGATAATACAATATCAGTCGCCAAAGGCAATGAGAAAGCCAAAAGAGACGTTACATCAGTCCGATGGTCAAGCACTCGGAAGGGTAATAGGCACGGGAAGATCGATGTTGAGGCTAAGATCGACTTGAAGAAGCGCATGGCTGGTGAAAGCCCTGATGATGGTGACTCTATAATGATGGCGTGTGCATGTGTAGACGAAGTAAAAGCCATTGAGAAGCATGATATTTATACATACAGACGCACTAAAAATCGTAAACCGTGGATGGCTGCATAGGAGAAAACAATGCCTGAAATTAAAGAAGATGAATTGAAGGAAGATAAGGAAGTCCAGGATAAGGGGCTTGATAAGCACTCCGATAAGATCAAGACGCGGAAGTTATATTATGAGGAACGGTATGGGAAGAGTCTCACCTTCAGTAAGAAGGATGGGGCATACGCTCGTGGTGATCAGTGGGACGAAGATACTCTCAAGAAGATGGAAGACGAAGAGGGCAATCTCATTAAGCCAGCCGTCACGCAGAACCTTATCAAGGGGCATATCGCGTACCTTAGAGGCAATCAGGCACAGAATCGGTACTATTTCAAGGTATTACCTGCTGATGGAGTTAATGCACAGGAGCCTATTGAATATGACGGACAGCAAGTTAATTATGATTCATTGGCAAAGTTGCTCACGGACGAGCTTAAGAAGATTGAAAACGAGAATGACGGAGAATATGAACTCGATGACTGTTTTCATGAAGCAGTAGCAGTATCTGGGCGAAGCAATCTTACTGTAGTTGTGGAAGAAGACGAAGAAACGTACCCACGTGAGAAGACACTCATGTTCGCGCACAAACGGTATGACCAATCATTTGCTGATCCAGACCATAACAAGTACGACCTATCGGACAGTAAAGACCATATCAATATCAGTGAAATGTCGCGTGATGATCTTATAGCCCTTATGCCTGGTAAGGAAAAGGTGATTAAGGAGCTTACACGCAACGAAGAAGATTTATCAAGTAAGGAAGACAAGAGCGACGGTAACTTACGGTACAATGAGCCGGGACAACAGATTAGTTCGTCAAATAAAGAGTCAGATGATTTGTTTCTTGTTGAGTATTACGATTATGAATGGTTGAAAGAGTACATGCTCATTATGACAATCGACGAGAACATCCCCGTTGATGAAGCCACACGCATGATGCAACAGGAAGCAATACAGGGATTGACCCCAGGATTTGAGCCGCGCAAGTTCAAAGAAGAACAGCACAGTGAGATAAAGACAGCGGTTGAGGGGCTCACACAACAGTTACCCGGAGTCGAGTACCTTATCATTCCACTTAAGCGTAAATGCTGGTACGTTACTTTCTATGTATCAGGGACAGTATTGCAGCGCGAGAAACTAATGGTCAACGGTGTTGAGCTTAGACGCTTACCATTCGCAGAGTACGCTTGTGACAGGCTTAAATGCGTTGATGAAATTCATTTAAGAGATTTATCAGTAACGCGTGAGCTTATTGGTACACAGGATATCCACAACAAGGCAGTATCACAGTTGATTGCACACCTTGCTTCAAGTATTCATTCAGGGATTGTTGCAGAGCAGGGCGTACTTATTGATAAAGACAATTGGGAAAACTTTGGGTCAAGTGCTGGCTTCGTTGGTGAGATAAAGCGCGGCGGGTTTGGTAAGTGGCAGCAGATGTTACCAACACCATTAAGCCAAGGTCATGCTATCCTTACTGAAATTGCACAAAACATTATGCCTTTGATATCAGGCGTGAATCCTAATTTACGTGCAGCAGAGAAAAGCAGCGAGTCGGGGAAAGCTAAAGCCCTGCAGATCAGGCAGGGTGAAACAACGACCAATTACATATATGATAACTTTCGCCGCACGAAACATGTGTTATGCTCGATACTGCTCGAACATATATGCGCTCTTAAAGGTTTAGATTTCAAGAAACTTAAGATTGTTATTGATGATGCAGCAGAGAGCCCAACTGCCAGATACGCTAATTGGCAGGAAATCCGCGAAGTTTTAGAGGCAACACAAGGGCTTCAATCGCCATACGGTGATATGGTAATTGATATGATGAACATTAATAACCGCGAAGAGTGGAAGCAACGATGGACTGAGATAACGGACTTACAGGGGCGTGAGCAGGCAATAGGGCAGAAGGAACAACAGTTAGAGGCTCAGGAAGCTGCATTGATTGACGCTCAAAAAGAGATTATGGGGCAATAGGAGGCGACTCAGTAAAATTATGACACAGAAACAAGTTATGATGAAAGACATAGAAGACACAATAGACGAGTGCCAGAAGCCAGACTATTACGGTAACTTGACAATAAAGTTTAATATACAGGGTGGACATATTCGTAACGTGAATTACATGCCTGAAAGATGCAAGAAATACGAATAAGACTCGCTCTTTGACAATCAGGAACGAAACACACAACCGAAAATTAGGCGTGTTTGAGTATGTACGATTTCCTTATATTGCGTATGCTGTGTAAGATTTTCTAACATATTTGACACGCTTTTTTTATTGCAGACACATAGCCTGCGCGTACACACCGCACGTTAGACGGTGAACATAACCTAAAAACAAGGAGACACAACGCTATGAGTGAAGAAGAACAAGTGACGGACACTGAGGCTGAAGCAGTTGAGGAACAAACTTCAGAAGTGATTGAGCAGAAAGATTTCTCTGAAATGACGGAAGATGAGAAGTTGGCACTGCCTGATGATGAACTTATGAAACACCTTTCAGAAGAAGAAACAACGGAAACACCTACCGAAAAAGAAGGTGAATCTGAAGGTGTAGACACTGAAGATAAGTCAGAAGAGGGAAAGAAGGACGAAGAAGGGTCAGAGTATGACGAAATATCAGGGATGACCGAGGAAGAGTTTAACGCTCTACCTAAGAACAAAAAAGGGTTATTCTTTGAAATGCGCAAAGATCGCAATAAACGCCAAGACCTTGAGCGCGAACTTGATAAGGAACGTGCAGTAAAGGAAGGGCAGAAGGAAATGCTCGAGAACTTCCATAAGATGCAGGGGAAAGAGCCTGCACAGAAGTTCGAGAGTGATTATCAGCGCGTTATGGCTGATATTGAAGCGAAAGCGCAAGCGTATGAGGAAGAAACAGGGGAAGATTACAGATTAACCCTGAAAGACCAGAGAGCTATTGACGCAGCCCGTGATGTAGATACGTCGAAACAACAGCAGGAGCGCGAATCTGAGGCGAAGAACGAGCAGCAGAAGCAGTCGCGGCAAGTGTTGCAGAGCCGTATCACTCAAGGTGAGGAGGAATTGAAAAGCCAGGGAGTAGAAGATTATGATTTTGTGTATAAGAATTTTGTTCTTCCGCAGATCAACCCTGACGTTGCAAAGAATCCACAGTTGGCAATGGCTAATGCTCAAATCCTCATTAACTTAGCGATAAGCGGGGAAAATCCCGCGAAGTATGCGTATGAGACACTGGCTTCAATGAGTCCCGAAGGTGCAAAGTATTTCAGAGAGAAACAGCAGCAAGAGAAAAACCGCGCACTAAAGAGTGAAGCGGGTAAAACAACAACAAAGACAAGCTCACACGTCCAGACCAAATCAGCGGGTGGCGGTAAGACCTTAGTAACGATGTCCAAAGTCAATGGTAACTTTGATTATTGGGTGGGTAAACTAAACGAAGACCAATTCAAAGAAGTCGCTGAAGGTAGGGAAGTGTACATATAAGGAGATAAGTCATGGCAGCAACAAAACCAATTAGCACCGAGCAACAGACCCTGTTAGGGAAGAAGATTTTGCGTGAAGTACACCAGAATATGGATGTATTCAAAGGGCTCACAGAAGTAATTACAGATACAGATAAGAAGATTCCGACCGAAGGAAAGCCAATTGTAATTCGTCGTGATCTTAAGAAGTACCAAGGAAGTCTTTCACAACGTATCTTTATGATGGGCAAGCTTAACCCTGATACGTACACTGAAGGTGATGATACGCTAAAAGGAAACGAAGATCCATTGTTGAAGTATTCTCAAGATGTTGCGGTCAAGCAGTTGCGTAAAGCTGTCCGTGAAGAAGGATACGAAAGCACTGTATCAAGTCCGATTAAAGCGTATGAGTATTTCAAACCAGCATTGTCAGACGTATATGCAGAAATCATGGTTCGTGACTTCATTTTCAAACTTGCGGGCGCACCAACGAAGAATTTCGCTAATACTCCAATTGCAGCAACAAGCTCAAGAGTTGTATATGGCGGTGATGCTACTACGACCGGGGATATTGAAGCAACAGACAAGATGACTGATAAGCTCATCAAGAAAACTGTTACGCAGGCATTGAAGCAAACGCTTACTGGTACTGACGGCAAGACAATTCCACCAATCGCACCGATTAATTTTGGTTCACTTGGCAAGAAATTCCTTAAACTTGTAAGCCTAGATGTGTATGACGATCTCTTGACTTCAGCAGATGTGCAGCAGAAGTATAGGGAAACAGCAGCATTGCAGGCGAAGAATCCTTTATTGCAGGCAGAAGACATTGTACTTTATGGTACAGTTGTCCGTAAATGTCCTATCCTTGATATTGCTAATGTTGGTACGTTTTCAACATGGGGAACAGGAGCAATTGACGGTGCAATCAGTTTATTCTTGGGTGCTGGTGCGTTGGCTGTGTCTGAATGTGCAGATCCACGATTTATTTACGGTGATGATGACTACGAAAACATCCGTGGTTGGGCATTACGTAATATCTGGGGTTCACAGAAGGCATCATTTAACGGTCAAGATTTAGGAATGATTGCAGTTAAGACCGCAGTTTCAGGACTTTAATCAATAATAACATAAGGAGAACATGATATGGCTACATTAGATTTAGCAAAAAAAGCAGGATTTCAGCCGCATTTAGATTACCAGAAGTTTGCATTAACTAATTTGATTGACTTCAGCGTTAATGAAGCAGCATCTGCAGACGTAATTCAAGCTATTGAAGTTGTTGAGGGATGTATTATTACTAACGTAAAATGTATTGTTATCGTCGCAGAGGGTGGCACGTTGACATTTGATGTTGGTGTTACTGGTGATGATCCTAATGGATTTGATGATGCAGTAAATGGTAATGATTCTGTTGGGGTAATCACTGACTCAGCGAGTGGTACAGACGCGTATGCTACGGCAAACGGTAAGTATTTCTCATCTAGTGACACGATTGACCTTGTGCTTGATGATGCAGCAGACACAGCAAAGATTCTTGTAATTGCTGAAGGGTTCTACATTAACAATGCAACGGTACAATCTACACTGTAAACAAATTTAACTGAGCGGGGGGTGAGATTCCCCCCGTTTCTATAATAAGGAGATACAAGATGGCTATTTTAGCGAATACATACGGTGTAAATGATGCAGGTGCGTCACAGCAAGACATCATGGATAACATTCTTCATGTGCAAGCAGGACTGATGGCACTCGCGGCAAAGTTGGACAATGATGGTGGTATCACCGATACAGATTACGAAGCACGGGTCCAGCAAGTATATGTAAGTGGTGGTGTCCCATTAGTAGCTAAAAACACGTTTGCATCAATCGTAGCTGAATTTAGAGTATAACCTAAACAATAGGAGATTGAGAGTATGAAATTTATTTATCTAGGTAAAAAGAAAGACTTCAAACTAGGTGATCTGTACGCACATAATGATCCGCTTAATCACGGAGATACATTTGATCTTGATGGTGCAGATATAGTGCTTATACGTAAAGTATTAGCGGAAGCTGCAAGGCAAGGAATAGCACCAGAGAATGATGCGTTTGTTTTATACTCAAAGTATTTGTCTGTGCAGGATGATAAAGAGTTTTACGAGCCAAAAGAAGGGCCGGAACAGAAGGTCGTAGACGATAACAAAGTGTATGACAACAAAGAAGAAATAGAAGAAGTTGACGAAGTTGAGGAAGTTGATTTAAGAGAATTATCAAAAAAGGAATTGCTTCAGATATGCGATGAGATTGGTGTCAATGCCAATAAGCGGAACATAACTAAGCAAGAGATTATTGGGCTAATACAGGAGGCAAATACATGAAACGCACAGTATTGATTGCGCTCGTTATCTTGTTAATGTCGCCAATGGTATACGCTGCCGATAAAGGTTTTGATGCTGACATGAACAACCTGTACAAGGTGTCTCAGTTGGTGACAGACGTTGACGCAGTTGATATTCAGAAGCGATTTGATTGGGATTCGGGCGGTTTAATTATTTACAAAGGAATATCCGCATCTGGAAATTTGTCTAGTTCTGGTGATTGGAAAATATTCAAATACTCATACGAAGACACAGACGCAACAACGAGCCCTTCGCTCGTGCAACCATCCAACGGTGCATGGACGGGTAGGACATCATTAACGTACAAATAAAAAAAACGCCATAGGCAATAGGAGAACACGCATGAAATATATCGTAACACTTCTTATCTGTTTATTCGCCGTCGCTCCTGTTGCTTCTGGCGAATTTACTGTAACAATTGACAAAGATTTAGACCAAATATCATCAGGTAGTGCTGGCACAGCAGGTGACAGCCTATGGACAAGTGATGCCACAACGGTTAGTCTTGATGCAACTAATAGCGGTAAGACAGTAGTTATGGATGGTGGGGCTACTATAGATGAAGGGCTTACCGTTGGT